TATGTCTATATGATCCTGATCTCAGATATGTAGATGTCCACAGTCTGAATGATCCTACTCCAGAGAACAGAAACCTTCGTATTAAAGTACAGATCGAGTCTAGGCGGAATGTTTGGTACTTTCTACGTGAGGTATTACGCATCTATGAGCAGGGCGGCGATCCTGTGCCATTCAGACTAGATCGTGGTAGTATGGCCATGACATGGTGCTTTTTAAATGGCATCGACTATGCTGGTATGCAGCCTCGTCAGGCCCAACCTTATGATGCTAGGATACTGACACCATCTGGATGGTCTACCATGGGTGATATGGTGGTGGGTAAAGACATCACTGCTCCAGATGGTACGACTATCAAAGTCAAAGGCGTGTACCCACAGGGTGTTAAAGATGTCTATAAGGTAACTCTTTCAGATGGTCGTAGTACCGAGTGTTGCGATGATCATCTCTGGAAAATAAGAGTGTCTATATTAGGTCATGATCCTGATAAGTGGATAGTGACTTCACTCAAGCAGATATTCGCTTGGAGAGAAAAACTAGCTTATATCTACATCCCAGTGGTGGATCCAGCTATCGGTGAGGAAGTATCTAGACTAATCACTAATATTGAGTATGTAGGCAAAAAAGAAGTCCAATGTATTATGGTAGATCATCCTGATCATCTCTATATCACAGATGACTATATGGTATCTCATAACACAGGAAAAGCCACCCCTTTTTATTCATCTATTAAGACACCATCTGGTCATACCACTATGGGTGATTTAAAGCTCGGTGAGCTCGTATCCACCCCAGATGGTGGTAATGCCCCAGTGGTGGGTATATACCCTCAGGGAGAGCTCGATACGTACCGTATAGTACTAGAAGATGGTAGGACTACTGAATGCGCGCTGGAACATCTTTGGAGTATCACCACTCCCGATAATCCTAATCCATTTGTGATTACATTAAATGACATTATTTCATCATATCCGCATGCTCTTATTCCAGTGTACGACGAGTCTACTAACTCTAAGATATATAAAGCTATATCGAGTATCGAACATATCGGTAAGAAAGAATCTCAGTGTATAGAGATAGGTCACCAAGACTGTCTATACATCACTGATGATAACATCATTACTCACAATACGGTATGTGCATTATCGCTCACCGCTTGGATCTTATATATCTCTGGTCAGACTTTCCAAATAGGTCTGTTTACTAAAGACAATAAACTCAGAGAAGACAACGTTAAGCGTGTCCGAGATCTCAGTGAAAGTCTCCCATCGTGGTGGTTAGCTGAGGATAAATTCAAAGATAAGAAGAATGCTACTGAACTATATTACAAAGCTCTCAATACGCAGTACAGTACATTCGTAGCTAACCCATCTCCTACTACTGCCGATAAACAAGCCCGTGGTGCGTCATCGCCTATGTTCCATTTCGACGAAATGGAGTTCTGTGATAACATCCATATCTCTTACCCCACGATTCTAGCTTCGACTGGTACGGCCCGTCAAAATGCTAAGAAGAATGGTAAGCCACACTCAAATATCATCACTACGACTGCTGGTGATCCTAGTAAACCTGAGTGTCGGGAGTCTGCTAAGATCCTAGCAGGGGCTATGCCCTTCACAGAGCTCCTGTACGACCTGGAGAACAGCGAAAAGCTCCATGAGGTAGTCGAGGCAGCCAGTCCTCAAAAGATGATCCTAGGAGTCTTCTCACACCTCCAATTAGGTTATGACAATGAGTGGCTTCGAGAGAAGATCGTCCGTAACCGAGGTACTAGAGATACCATACTCAGAGACTACCTTAATAGACGAGTCTCCATTCAAGAACAACCTATCATACCTGAAGCTGTATTAAACACGATCAATAGCTCACAAAGAGATCCATCTTACATCCAAATGCTGGCTTCTAAATTTGTACTCTACTGGTATCTACCAAAAGAAACAGTAGAGTCTCAAGCTTTTAAGAATAGGCCTATAGTCGTAGGATGTGACTCTTCTGAAATGATTGGTCGAGATTCTACTACCTTGGTGGGGATAGATCCTAGTGACTTCTCTGTGGTATTTACGTTCAAATGTAATGAAGGTAATATCAACGTAGTAGGTGTGATGATAGCTCAGCTATTACTCATGTATCCAAAGATGTTATTTGTCCCTGAGAATAAAAGCTCTGGTACATCACTTATCGATATCGTGATTATGATGCTGCGAAAAGAGAATCATAACCCATTCCTTCGTATCTTTAACTGGGTAGTCAATAATAAGAATGAGAAAGAATTCTCATCTATCAATATACGAGACACTACTCTTCTAGATACATCGGTTAAGAAGTACTTTGGGATTAAGACCGATAAGAGTAAACGAGATGAGCTGTATTCTAGTGTACTGCTAGAATCTACAGCTATGGCTGCATCACGCATTAGAGATCAGAGTCTTATACGGGAACTTAACTCGCTCACTGTCAGGAATGGTCGCGTAGACCATGCAACTGATGGTAATGACGATGTCACGATCGCATTCCTTATGGGCTCGTTTGTGATATTGAATGGTAAACACTTAGATGTATATGGTCTATCTCCTGGATCAGTATTGCGTAATGTGGATAAAGTAGTGTCCGACAAGTCTAGGATACTTTCTGAAAAGCAGAATCAAATTAGAGATAAACTAGAAGAACTAGAGACCACTCTGAAACATCAGAGAGATCCTAGTCTGCGTAGGATGATATCTGGTGATATCGACATCCTAAAGGGTATGCTCGATAATGCTGCTATACTGACTCCTCAAAACGCCGATGAGCTCAATCGTGATCCTAGGAAGTTTACAGATACCAAAGCTGTAGAAGAGGCTCGTAAGGTCGTTAAAAGCGATGATGTCGAACGTTCATTGAAAATGCTCATGGGACTGAGCTGACACATGATGTATCTAGTCACATACACTGACCATTGTGTGACTAGATACTATCTAATTAACGAGGATTGATCCATGAGTAATCTAATATCCACTAACTTTGGTGAGCTAGGTATTACTATCACTAATCAGCAGATACTAGCTGTAGAAAAGATGATAGTATCATTCCTATTGCGTAAGACTCATCCACTGACTTTTGATGGTCCCTATCTAGGTGTCGATCCGGTAGTCTTTACAAAATCGGATTACACAGCTTTATTCGATGTGTTCAAAATACACGAGAAAGATTTCGAACAAGTCATTCGAAATACCCCATCGATTAATAGAAATTTTATCGTATCATCTGATCCGTATAATCTACTTTGTGTATGGTTGGTACACTTAGCTCCTATTTACATAAAAGATAAACAGGTCCGGCATGCATTCATGACGAATGTGTTGTTTCTATTTAACACCAAGATCTTCACCTCAGTGGTAAATAATACTTTTAGGCATGGCGCTAATAGAGGTGTGATGGAAGCTACCATCGCCACACTCACTAAGAAATCTGATATCATTAAATACGAAAGCTGGAAGCGAGTCATCGAATCACATTGTGAAAAGATACTCGATCCAACTGATCGGTTTTATGACATTCTAGTAAATGGTGGTCCAGATGAAGCCTTCTTAGGAGTGGTAGCTGAGATCCAGACTATGCTCAGAGCTAAGATCGTGACATTCGCTAGAGTGTATTACGACATACATGCTAGTGGAGAGAGCGTAGGTTTTAAATCAGCTATCAGTGAAGGCGATGAGGGCGAAAAGATTATAGCTCAAACAGCCTCTGTCATAAACTCAGCTACATCAGCTATGGTCATCGAGGTTTTAAATCCTAATGTATTTGTAAGCGATACATTAGTGGATGACATAGCTAATGAGTTTAGCACTATATCCCCAAGGATGTTAAAGACAGCTCTACTCAAGATAAACGAAACTGCTGTGATACAGCAATCCTCTAGGACATTCGATAAGGTAACCACTGATAAAGATGGTCCTTTGTATATCGGAGTGAGATCTCTAATCGTAGAGATTATCAGATCTATGATTAGTCTGGTGAGATCTAAGAATATAAACATGGCTAACCACGCTAAGGTCTTTAAACAGCTTAGAGACTCCTACAGTGCATCCAGACAGCTGGATAAAGATATCCTCGCTGTAAAGCGCTCTGTAGCCGAATTAGTGGACCCTTTTAACATCACCACGAACGTAGCTAGTCAGTCCACATTAAGATTAGCTGTAATTTACTATATACTCTATCGCACAATTCTAAAAATGAAGACATGACTGGAGATAGAGAGGGCGTGAGCCCTCTCTATCTTTCTAAATACATCAATGACTAATGGATACTAAAAATACGAAAATTATTATGTATTTTCCACCTGTAATGACATGACGAATTTCTGACATATAGATATATCAAAAATGAAATCGAATCACCCTAGATGATATACACACTGTACTTTTTATACACATCGATTTCATCTTTGACTCTAACCCATGAATGGAAGTATGACCATGATCGAAGCTCAGACTAAGACCACTGAGAGACTAGCTATTACCATCAAAAATACTCCTCCTAGGAGTATGCCAGTACCAGATGTGGTAGTAGATGATTCTCGAGATGACTATCTGACCGCTTTTGGTAAATCTACTTTAAAGGATCGATATCTTACTGAGGACGAGAGCTTCCAAGATCGATTCGCTAACTGCGTGAGATATTACGCGGATGATAAAGATCATGCGCAGCGCATGTATGATTATATTTCTAATCTATGGTGCATTCCTTCTACACCAGTCTTGGCCAACGGCGGGACACTCAAAGGAAATCTCATATCGTGTTTTGTCAATGAGGTAGAGGATTCATTAGATGGTATTCAGGACGTCTGGGAGGAGAATGTTTGGCTGGGATCCAGAGGAGGTGGGTTAGGTACTTATTATAGTAATGTTAGATCGCTTGGTGAGATAGCTGGACTCAACGGAAAAACATCGGGGGCGATGAGTTTTATTAAGGTAAATGACTCACTAGTTTCATGCATAAGTCAAGGCCTTAATCGTAGAGGGGCTGGGGCAATCTACATGGATGTGTCTCATCCTGAAATTGAGACATTCATTGAGATGCGCAAAACCGCAGGAGGGGATCCTAACCGTAAGGCTCCTAACCTACACCACGGAGTATGTATCTCCGATGCTTTTATGGAAGCAGTCGAGAATGGAGATGAATGGGCTCTGATCTCCCCTAAAACGGGTATAGAGATCGAGCGAGTGGATGCGCAAGGGCTAATGGCCAAGATACTCATGACTCGCGTAGAAACTGGGGAACCTTACTTGTTGTTTAGTGATACTATTCGGCGTTCCACACCAGAACATCATCGTCGATCTGGCCTTCATCCTAAGACGTCAAATTTGTGCGTTGCTCCAGAGACGCGTATTCTGACTCACAACGGTTACGTCCGTATTGAAGACGTAGCCGGTACGGAGCAGGAAGTCTGGAATGGTAAACAGTGGTCGGTAGCTCAAGTTGCCAAGACTGGTGAAAATCAAAAACTAGTAGAAGTACATCTATCCAATGGTGTTGTATTAAGTGTTACTGAATACCATAAATGGAAAATCCAGATTGGTTATGGTAACTGGGCTACCAATTCAAAAATGGTCGCCACCCATGAACTTCAGATTGGGGATAAGTTGGTAAAGCCGAACTTCGCCGTAGTAGAAGGCGGAATTGAGGGTGATCTGGATTTTGCATATCGCAATGGTTTCTATACTGCAGATGGTACCTCACAATCAAATGGTACTCATGAGCGTATCTATCTTTATGGAGAAAAGCGAGACCTTCTTCCTATTTTCCAAGAAATGGATCACCGGAGAATTAGTGAATTTGAGAATGGTGGTAAACGGCACGCTATCTATTACAATCCAGGCGAGTTACTTCCTAAGTTCACAGTCCCCATGGATTGCGATGTGTCCACAAAGCTAGCATGGTTCGCTGGATTCCTAGATGGCGATGGTACCATCGCCCGCAATGGTGACACTGAAAGTATTCAGTGTTCATCTGTTAATCTCGAATTCCTTCGTGAAGTACGCTTGATGCTCACCACGCTGGGGGTAGATGCTAAAATCGGTCTCATGAAAGAAGCCGGAAACTATATGCTACCCGATGGAAAAGGAGGTGATGCGAGCTATTACTGTCAAGCAACATATCGACTATTTCTTACGGCAGGAGACTCTCAGCGATTGCTGCAGTTGGGGCTCAGGCTCAATCGTCTAAAAATCGCTATGCGAGATACGCAGCGCGATGCGGGTGGGTTTGTGACAGTGATTGATATCATCGACAACGGTCGTTTCGATGATACTTATTGTTTCAACGAACCTCTCGAGCACATGGGCGTGTTTGAAGGTATACTCACTGGAAATTGTTGTGAAATAACACTACCCACAGGCCCCGATCATCACGGAATTGATCGTACTGCGCTGTGCTGTCTATTTCAGCTTAACCTAGAAATGTGGGATGCTTGGAATAAACATCCCACATTCATATCGGATGTCGCTAGATATATGGATAATGTCCTACAAGACTTTATCGACAATGCGGGTGAGAAATTCGTCAAATCTAGATATTCGGCTTCAAGAGAACGGTCGATTGGTATTGGCACTATGGGATTTCATAGCTTTCTCCAGTCCAAAAATATTTCATTCGAATCGGCTATGGCTAAAGTGTGGAACTTGAAGTTCTTTAGTCACATCCGTGGTAAGCTCGACGATGCCTCTGTGGAGCTCGCTCATGAGCGCGGGGCCTGTCCTGATGCTGCAGAGCACGGGATCATGGAACGCTTCTCATACAAGATGGCTCAGGCTCCTACTGCATCTGTATCAATCATCTGTGGTACAACGTCTCCCGGTATCGACCCCATCACAGCTAATATATTCACACAGAAGACATTGGATGGATCATTCGAAGTAAAGAATAGACATCTAGTCGAACTACTTACTAAACTAGGTAAGAATACAAAAGAAGTCTGGAACAGTATCAATGACAATGACGGTAGTGTCTATCATCTAGATTTTCTGACAGATCAAGAGAAAGACGTCTACAAAACGGCATTTGAAATTAACCCAAGATGGCTCATTGATTTTGCAGCAGACCGAGCTCCATTTATTTGCCAAGCTCAATCACTTAACCTTTGGGTGGAGCCTGATATTCATAAACGCGATCTATGGAAACTACATCAGTTGATCTGGAAGAGTGGTATTAAGACCGCCTATTATTTGCGTTCTAAATCTATTCAGCGAGCTGATAGTACTACTAGTAATGGTACAAGCTTCCTCACTAGGACATATGTCAAAGTGGATTACGAGGTCTGCGTCGCTTGCGAATAGCGTAAGTAGTTACTTACTATCATACATTTTTCATAATCTAAATGAATTAGTCTTACCAGACTAGATAGAGGAGAGGTGTTTCCACCTCTCCTCTATTACTCCTATCCACACAGAAGGCACTGCCACAATGCACTCAGTTACTTTTAATAAACTAGCCCATTACGACCAAAAGGCTAAGTTGGACTTTGATGATGCTAAAAAAACAGCGATGTCCGATATCGCCTCCGGACTTATTACTAAAGAAGAAATCTGTCATATCCCTATTAAGTATCTCGATCTCACTAATATCCCTGGAGTAGCAGAACAAAATGTGATGACTGCTTCCAAAGTATACAAGCCTTTCCGATATGGATTTGCATATGACTATTGGTTGCGGCAGAATCAAGTCCATTGGTTACACGAAGAAGTACCACTTATCAATGACGTGCGTGATTGGAAAGTGAAACTAACCGATGCTGAACGTAATCTAATTACTCACATCTTTCGGTTATTTGTGCAAAATGATCTATTGATCAATAATGCATACATTCATCAGTATGCCCCTATCTTCAAGCCCAATGAACTACAACTTACCTTCTCGGCGATTGCCAACATGGAGTCGATCCATGAGGTAGCTTACTCATATCTACTAACTGAGCTTGGTATACCAGATACAGAATATTCGGCATTTCTAGAATATAAGGAAATGACTGATAAGTATAACTTCACAGCCGGTCATCGCATGGATAGTCTCATGGGCATTGCTCTGGCAATGGTCGTGTTCGGTGGTCTCACAGAAGGACTACAGCTATTTGCTTCATTTGCAGTACTTCTCAACTACCCTAGGTTTAATAAACTAAAGGGTATGGGTCAGATTGTCGCATTCTCAGTGAGAGATGAGACTCTGCATGTATCGTTTGTCGCTGAATTGTTTAAATCATTTATGTCCGAGTTTGGCCATCTAATCGACATAGATGAGCTAACTAAGTTGGTACACGAGGCTACTCGTACGATTGTCAATGGCGAATATTTGTTTACAGACCTGGCGTTTGAGATGGGTCCTGTAGAAGGAATGACTGCTGAAGATCTTAAGAAATATCTTCGTAACATTGCCGATATGCGGCTCGAACAATTCGGGTTCCCAAAGATTTATAATGAACCAGAAAATCCATTTGACGAGTGGATTAATAGGATCATGCGTGGCATAGAACATGCAAACTTCTTTGAGGCAAAAGGAAGTGACTACAGCAAGGCTACTACCACTGGAACATGGTCAGAGGCGTTTGCCGACTAAATAGTACTGTATATCCATAATAAAATATAGATAGGAGCCTAAATGGCTCCTATCTATTATATGACGATTTAATATTACTTAATAAAATACAAAGAAATTAGTCATATAAAGGAATGTACAAATGAGCCCTTCTCCATGTAGAGTATGTAAGTCTGAAAGATTCGTTAGTCCCAAAGGACATGTTTATTGTAAGACATGTCGTAATAACTATCTATCTAAGAATAAAGAAAACACATCGCGGCAGCAGAGTGAATACAAAGAAGTACGTAGAGATAATCTACTGACCAAAGAAATAACTCCCTGCGTCAAATGTGGATCAGAAAGATCTATCACCAAGAAAGGTGACGTGTATTGTAAACCCTGCGTCAAGCGATATCGAGACGCTAATAAAGAAAAGATTAAATCATACCTAAATGAATATCGATCCGAAAATAGAGAATCAAATATAGAGTACCAGAAAGAATACCGTAGACAAGGTAGAGATAAAGAATTAACAAAATACATCGAGAAGTATCCTACTAGATATGTACCTAGTAAATACGGTATCGTAAATGATCATCCGGACTATGGTGTTTGGAGAAATATGAAAAGACGTTGTTACACTGAGGACTATGAAAACTATTCATCATACGGTGGGCGGGGCGTCATTGTATGCGACAGATGGTTAGAGTCGTTTGATAACTTCATGGATGACATGGGCGAACGGCCTGAGCCGAAAAATCTATATTCCATTGATCGCATCGATAACAATGGTAATTACACGCCAGTAAATTGTAGATGGGCTACGATTGATGAACAGAATAACAATAAAAGGAGCAATGTCGAATACCGTCTCAGTATTAGAGCAAAAGAACTATTAGTATATCAAGGAAAGGAACTTACGCTACATGCATTCAGTGCTTTAACGGGACTACATATCGATGCGGTCAAATATAGATATGCACTATCGTCAAATGCGGATAATATACTAGACAATACTCATCCTAGACGAGCTTACCGTTGGAGAGGCTTTAATTACACCATGACTGAATTATCTATTATCTCGAAGCTCGATTTCAGTAAACTCAGTTATCGGATCAATAACTCTGGTTGGGATATAGAAAGAGCTATGACTACTCTTTAATATTTATTATAATTCCACTACTCAAAATGGTATAATAATCTTAGATAGGAATAGTCTCATGAGTACTGTATCACTAGAAGACTTCGTAGAATCTCTGTTACCAGATATTGATGATGGTATCGCTAATAGCTATCTACTAAAGAATCGATTACTCAAGTCTCCCACTCTCCTTAAACACTTTAAGTTTAAGACTGATATGGATCACTTTAGTTTTAGTGATGCGCTTGCGTATCTAAAACAGGGTAGATGTGTGGGTAGATCATCGTGGAATAACACTCCAGAAAATGGGTCATATTTGTACCTAGAAAAAGGATCGTTTGATGGGCACTACTTGGGCTTTACAAATGGATCACAGCCATCTCTAGATCACAAATCCACTATAGATGCAATCTCACTGGGTCTATTTGAGGCACGGTATGAAGGAGATAAAACAATTTTACCTAGTATCTATAAATTAACCACTGTCGATATGTTAGTACAGGATATCCCAGCTTGGGTACCGAGTACTAATGATCTATTAGCCATCGATTGGTATATTGTTTCATAAAGGAGTATTTACAATGGATATATTTAGAACAATCCCATTCAACAAAGACAGTAGGTATACTGACACCAATGTATGTCTCTCTATGGACATAGAGTTTTCCGACGCGGTCGTAACAAAAGCTTTCGATATAAAATTATCAACCGCTGCCCCCTTGATCCAATCAGATGAATTTAATTCATCTGACGACTTATTAGTTATTAAGTTTGAAGTTTCAGATGTATCTCTGTATTCGGAACGCGCATATATGACTCTTAGAGAGGCTGGTAATATAGCATCAGCCAATTATATTGTCAAGAGCGCTCAAATACAGAGTCACTGGCAACTATTAGGTCCTTGGTCTAGTACTCTATTGCTACCTGGAGAGACGATATATGTTTCGATGACACTAAGACCACAACTGGATATGATTAGAGGGGTGGCGTGAGCCACCCCTCTATCCAAGCTCAAAAAAATGAAAACCTATATTACTGATTTGATAACTAGGAGTTTGATTATGTCTGAGACAGCTAAAAAACGCATCTTAAACAAATGGATCCCTATCGAATACTTCGTATATGATCGAGATTCACCAAATAAAATCCTACTATGGGGATATGATTATCATAGGTCACATAGTGATATGCAGATCTACCCTCTGGCTTTTGTAATCGGGGGCGGTGGGGATGATGGTATCCATTACATCACCGATATTCAGTCTGGTGTCAGTGCACATGAGTGCGTCCCATCCATGTACATGGAAATAGCTCCTCCAACATCAGTCGGTTGAATCGCTATATTCTACATATGAAGTCGTATTTAGGAGTCTCTCATGAATATTAACAACACGCCACTCAGTAGTGTTCAGATGACAAAGGCCAAAAAGTTTGCATCGGAGGTCACAGAAATACTCACCTACTTAGATGATCGATCTGATCTATCTGAGATTCGCTATGCTCTGATTATAATCAGAGATGAGTTTCTTAGAAGTGATCTCACTGTAGGAGACTTGGATGCTATCCGACTTAAGCTGTACGAAACAGCAGATGAACTAACTAAGTACATTATCCAATAACTCCGATCCTAACTTTTCATTCTATTTAAAAGGATTTACATCATGAACAAATACATCGAAATCACCAAAGAATTTACTCGTATCACCAAGGTGGTGTTTTCTCGCGAGTATTTCAAAGTGCTCAAACATATTTACGGGGTAACAAATTTCCATGGAAAACCTTCAGTTCGAGTTATCGAATATGGGAAGTTTCCGTATATCACTCGATTGGAGATGAAGCGAGATTATCTCGACTTCATCATCGACTCAATCAAAGGTGTGGCTCATACATACGGTAGGTGTCTCAGTGAGGCAAGCTGCACACACCCGAAAGAATCGGTCTATGCCTCTATCGAAGGCGATGATGATTATGGTTTTTGTACACAACATCTCTGTAACCAATGCGGAGGATATCTCGATCGAGATGATGTCACTGACCGGTATACGGGAGGGACAAATATCGTACGTGAATTTGCAAAACCTTACTATATCCCCAAGGGATTCTATCCTTCCAAAGAACAACAGAAGGTGTGGGGATTAGAAGATATGGAATTTCCACTCGACCGTGGAGTGTACTACGAGACTCTAGAATCGAGTAAGTAACAAGCTATATCCTTACATGCTCTGGGACAATGTCCCAGAGCATCATTGGAAGTAGTATTTGAAGGGATCTCAGTATGCTGGTTGGAAGATTCTCTGACTATGGATTCACTCCTCTTTTTCAAAATCATCTCAAACAACAAGTCGATTGGATGAAATCATTTGATGAACGAGAAGTAGGGTTATCTGGTCATGCTTTGGAGATGGTTAAACTTGGAGTAACTTCTCGGTTAGCTGATCTCAATCCGGATTTTACTTTCTGGGGAATTCATATATTCTTTCTTCCTCTTAGAGAAGAGGATATGAGGTTTTTCATGAATCATGCGAAATCAATCCCAGGCTATCATGAACAATTTATAGACGATTCTACTCTAGGACACGTTCTGGATGATCCATTTAATAAGCCTCTTATCACACTCAGAGAGCTTTTTGATAAGGGTTATGTTGGTGCATACGTCTCAAGAGAAAGTTTTATAGGTGGGCAGTGATCTTACATGGGTAGGTCGTTAGACCTACCCATCATTGAATACTGTAAACACTATTTAGTAAGGACGATTCACATGCGTTTTATAGGTGACGTACATGGTAAGTTTGATCAGTATCTTAAACTGATTGAGTCGGTACCAGAAAGCATTCAAGTTGGAGATTTTGGAGCTGGGTTCAAACCTATTCCATATATAGGTATCAACCACAGGTGGATTCGGGGTAATCACGATAACCCAGAGATATCCAAGGGTCATCCCAATTGGATTCCCGATGGTCACTATGAAAATGGAATGTTTTTCACCGGAGGTGCTCTTTCAGTCGATGCCCATTCTAGAACGGAAGGGGTGGATTGGTGGAGAGATGAGGAGTTGTCGTATGACGAGTGTTTTTCCTTCATGGATAAATATGAATCCATTCATCCTGAAATCATGGTGACTCACGATCTTCCACAAACTGTGGCTATGCAGATTTTTGGTAATCATAAATCAAGTATTCGCAGCCGGACGAGAAATTTTCTGGACTCTCTATTCTTCAGTCATAAACCAAAACTATGGATCTGTGGTCACTGGCATGTCAGAGAGGATGTGACTATTGACGGAACCCGATTCATTGTTTTGGGTGAACTAGACCATATTGATATTTAACAAAGGGAATCACCATGAAGAAACTCATTGCTGCACTCACTCTTCTTTTGATTGCTACTCCAGCCTATGCTGGAGATATCCACGGAGGTAAGAATCCCAACTCCGATCCGATCGGTGTTATCATCGACCATGCTCATTCTGAGTCATCGACTACGAAGATCTATCAGAATGCGCTACTCGCCGCGCTCGATGTGCGTAAAGCGATTCATATCGCTAATCGTTAATCGTCCTTTGTTTAGGAGTAATCACATGTCGAATTATATCACTCTTCATAAGAAGTTCATTCAGGCTCAGAGCAAGGATTTTCTTGAATTATCTTTGATTATCGATGCATCATTTTACGGATGTCGATCCGGAAACATTCTTCAACTCACGTATCTCGAATATGATTCTGGATACGACGATGAGCCGGAACACTATAACGTCATACGCACTGAGTTCTTTGCTTCAAATGACGTCGAAACTGCGATGACTGCCTTCAACTATCGGTATAATAATCCGATGGGGGCAGATACCGCATCGGACCTCGGTCAGTCAGTCGAAGACATCCTCGGTGCTGTTGTGTGTAAGGCATGCGGAGATACCAAGACCGTCGAGGATCGTGTATGATAAAACTATCGTTTAAAGAGTTAGAAGTAAAATTATTAGCTCCACTAAAAGGTCAGTATAGCGCACTGTATTTGTCGTTCAACGAAAGTGCCGCAGCGAATAAAATGACCGTCAAAGAGTATTACGAACACATTGACGAAACTGATTTTTACCCAGTCAGTGAGGAAGATAATAAAATATGCGTCTCCGCTAACTCACTATGGGTACTGCAGTGGTTTCCAAACTCTCCAGTGGGATCACATAGCGTGGGGGCATCGTCTCTGTCCATACTACTGTCATATGTTTTTGAGCAAGATGTGGATGCGCTATACATCGAAACTCTACTCAAGTCAAAAATGACTGGGGAATATCCTACTGTAGAGATCAGGTACAATGATCATTCGTGTAGTTATCGATCCACAAAAGACACTATCGAAAATTCTAAGATAAGCGATATGTGTAAATATGAGTTTACTTGGGTCACTCCTGAGGAAGAACAACTCGCTATCGATAAGAATGCGTTGTGGGCTTATAATCAGTTCCCCAGAGGACCAGGTGACATACGACTCAATGCTTCTAGTCTAGAAGTGATTTTAGATCATCTTTAAAATTCATACCTGAAGGAGAAATATCATGAATGGTAGACTAATGGGAATGGCTTTTGCGCTTACAATTGCTTTGTTTGTAGGAGGCATCGCGATTATCTTTTCGACTGGAGGGATGTCTATTTCCGATACCCGAAAAGCCGAACTACTGCTCAACACTCAAGGTTTCACAGACGTAACTTTCGAAGGTCCTGCTCCATGGCGATGCGGGGACGGAGACACGTTCTCGCGATCGTTCACTGCTACCGCAAAAGATGGGGCTCCTATCAGCGGTACTATCTGCGAAGGTCTTCTGAAAGGCAGTACTATTCGTTTTAACTAATTTTAATCTGAATAGTTGTAGTAGCGGAATCATATTCTAGGAGAAACAAAATGGGCTATATTCTCAATTCCAAAGCTAATCAAAATCGTCGGTTTCGTTCGATTCGTCCCAAGCAGCATCTCGGCTTCTCAGTCGGTATGCAGTTGGGTGCACAGAGCGCCGCTCTCGACGATGCTGTTACTACAAGTACTCCTGTGCAGCGAGTACTCGCTGCACATGGCGACCTAAAGATGCTTCGTGAAGAGTTTGGAATCACATCCATGGAGGTAGTCCAAAAGACCAAGTTCAGGATTGTGCTATCGACCTATCGGAACATCGAATCTGGGAAGACAAAGTCTCCTCAGCTCTTCACAATTCGAGCGATCGCGATCGCGTTCGGTATCACGCTCGATGAGTTGAGTCAGTTGATTTCGAATATTCGATAACTCTTCATTCTAATTCTAACCCCATCTATGTAGTAGTAGGTGGGGTTATTAATAAAATGGTATTTTAAAAAGGAGTTTTTATTATGTCACATCTAACATCGCGAATGAAAAATGAAGCTGAAAATAAACCATCTAAGGTGGCTTTTGAAAAAATTCCTACCGGTGACTACATCAGTGTAAGGTACTATCATGAAGATTGTGTGGGTAGTAGCTATGAGTGGATTTTATCCGATGTTCGGGGTAACCAAGTACGTATTTCGGAACACGAAGCAGCTACTCTTCTCAATCAATTATAAGGTTAATTAAGATGTCAAAATACCCTAACATGACTATTCGTGGTATCAACGACTGTCGGAACCACCCTACTGAGCGTTGGGGTCAGGCTGTCTGTAATACCTTCGGTTTCAAAGACAATGGTAGTCTTTCGAGTTATGTCGAAACCCTTTGGGAAGCAGATGATAAGCAGACTGAATCGGTGGCGCGGTCTATGATAATCGATCTTAGTATCCCCGATAGGTAAGTGTAGTCCAATTAGGAGGCTGATATGTCAAACAATCTAAAAGTAGGTGAATCATGCATTGTTCCAAGATGGAATAGTGTTAAGTGCCGAATCGTTGCGGAGACAGATGGAGAATTCATTATCGCTGTCCCTGAAAAAGGAAATCAAACTATTTACAAGGCTCTCTGTTTTCCACTCCACCCGAGGGAACGAATTAAGGAACTTCGTGATATACGACAGACCAAAGTTACTCAAGCTCAGATGATTGGGCGTATCGAACATCCTAAGAATAAGAGGAAGTAATATACTGACTTCTTACATGGGTAGGGTATCCACCCTACCCATCATTGAATTCAGCTATCAAATAGGAGTACTACAATGATTATTGAAACAACAACGAATCCTTATTGTAAGAATTCTTATTTTATCGAATTCGATGATGACTATCGTAAATATATAATTCAGAACGATCAGAAATGGTTACCGAAATCTGTCGATTGTACTTTTCATCCGGCCAAAGTTGGGGATATAGTGACCCTTTCCAAGTGGGCAGTAGGAGAGTGCGGGGTTAAGATTGGTATTGTGGGCGATATTCGTAAGCACAAACAATCTCGATCTTCGGATTGCGACACTTACTACCAAGTAGAGATTCTGGGAGCATCCCGCAGATGGATCGACACTGGTCATTGTCTCGAATACCAACAAAAAGAAAATGAGAAATACGATTATCATCGGCATGGATGTCGAACGTACAAATCGGGCCGCATGATATATAGTAAACTCAGTCTTTCTGATTTTTGATATAATAAGGAGATTAGTGTGACTGATAAAGAACAAGAAAAGGTCGATTTCAATATTCGTAAGCTGGAATTTGGCATTGACGGTCTTCCCTATGCGATCTTTCGCTGGGAAGACGATGCTGTCATGTATCTAGAATCAGTGGGTGGTATTCATACCAGCTGTTTTGATGGGTACCACAATGCGGTGCTTCTGCAATGTACGCTGGGTATGTGATTAAATCAGAAAGGAGTTACTTGATGTCCAACTCGAACAAATACGGGGTAGTTCTGAACGAACCTATTCTTCCCGACGAGTACCTGCTTTGCCAGGGTCACCTCTATGTAGTCAATGGCAAAGTACGTGAGTTTATCGATGGTGAAAATGTCACTGTAGGTCGTTATAAGACCATGAGTATCCCTGGTGTACCTCAAGCTACTGAAGTTCGTCGATGTGACGTCGTAGGACGTCAAGTCATTCGAGCCTATGAACATCAAGAAGAAGTCCAAGCTAAGATGGTGGCTCAGTGGGGCAGAGATCTTAATGGTCCTCCACTAGAAAACAAAAAGAATAAACATAAGAAACCTAAGAGATCTTATCGGATTAAGAAATCAGGTTTCTGACTTTTCACATAAGGATGAATAGCGTGACTAATATTTCTCATAGCGATGAATTTATTGAAGCATCTAATTTATTCAACCGGATGGTAAATGAAGCTAAGATTACATCACCCTCCGCTCGAGATATTTCCGAGACACATCGCGCGAACGTGTACACCAACGATGGTATCTCATACCTCTTCCTGATTGAACACAGAATTGACGTTGCTGACGTGGTTGAAATGCGTCCTAATCAGTTCCGAGATGAGCTAATGCTTCATTTGGAGTATATTTCTCATCATCGATGAAACACTATATCATTAATTTGACATCAACAGGAGCGATCTAGATGTACGATGAAAATAACAAATTGGAATCACTCACCCCTGAGCAAGAGGCTCGTTTTCCTGAATTTGTAAAATTCGGATTATCCATCGGATTATCGACAGAGCGATCAGATCGTGTAGCTGGTGAGAAGGCATTACGAGATCATTATCTCGCATGCGGTCTGGATGCTCCTACATCGATACAGTGGTTCGACAGTCCTCTCCATGCAACATTGGCATACGTAAATGAAGAAGTCAGGAACAAAGTCTGGAACAAAGTCTGGAACAAAGTCTGGAACGAAGTCGGGATCAAAGTCTGGAACAAAGTCGGGAACGAAGTCAGGAGCGAAGTCTGGAACGAAGTCAGGAGCGAAGTCGGGAACAAAGTCTGGAACAAAGTCGGGAACAAAGTCTGGAACAAAGTCGGGAACAAAGTCTGGAACGAAGTCGGGAACAAAGTCTGGAATGTTCTTGGTGCATTACTCGATGCTGATTACGCTTCTCTTATTTTAGCGTATGATCAGTATGGGATTGGTTTTCCAACAAAATGTATTACATTCTTAGAAGTAAATAAACATATATGGTGGTATTATGCTACAGACACCACAGTATACGTTAGTGACCGACCAGTCTTTATAAAGACCAACAACGAAGGACATCTGCACTGTGAAAATGGTAAAGCCATTGAATTTGCGGATGGTTTTGGTATTAGCTCATGGCATGGTCAAACTATCCCAAATGAATGGGTCACTGGTAATCTCCCCACACCAAGTGAAGCTCTCAATTGGGAGAATATGGACCAACGATCGGTTGTATGTGAACTAATCGGATGGGCTAATTTGCGTGAACACTGTAACTCAACCACCATCGACATCGATGACGACCCTATGTGGGGTGAGTTGGTGGAAATGGATCTTCCGGATAGCCCTGGAGAACGATTTCTATTTGTGACATGTGGTACTGGTAGACCATTTGCATTATTGGTTCCTAAAGAGACTCAGACTGTGGATGAAGCACAATCAGTCCTCCATGGAGGACTTCCTGTAGAAATACTCAAGAATTGTATCGAAAGGACGTGACATGACATTTGAATTTGATATGACTCGTAAGACTATCCCTCAGGGCGATGTACTGTTGGTACCTATTGTTAAGATCCCAGAAGGGGTAGTTCAAGTATCACCAGAAAATGGTCAGTACATTATCACACATAGTGAGTCGGGGCACAATCGGTGAAACCACTGGATTTGAATGGTGGTATATTTGGTCGACTGAGAGTTCTTAGTAAAGCAAGTTCAAAATCCGATGGAGCCATTTGGTGGATATGTCGGTGTGATTGCGGAAATATAAAAGAAGCTCGAGGCTCAGACCTAAAACGTGGGTTTATATCAAGTTGCGGGTGTTGGAAAAGGGATGCTCCAAAACTAAGAACAACTCATGGTGGTTCGGACACCAGATTGTATCATATATGGCAGGCGATGCGTAATAGAACTGGCAATCAAAATGCTTCCAAATTTCACTACTACGGTGGTAGAGGTATCACTGTTTGTGATGAATGGATAAATTCCGATAGTTTTCCAGAATTCTACAGTTGGGCTATGAGTAATGGTTATCAGGCACATCTGACCATCGATCGCATCGATAATTACAAAGGTTATAGTCCTGATAACTGCAGGTGGGCCACCTGGACGGAACAAATGAATAATAAACGGCCAAGAAATGAAATAGAAGACAAATAATCCAGATATCGATAGCCGGTATTTCACAGGAGATATATACTAATGAAATTCGAGTTTGACATGACGAGAAAATCAATTCCTCAGGGAGATGTTTATTTAATTCCTATAAAGATGATTCCAGAAGAAGCAGTCATTATCGATCCGACGGATGGTGTGTTTATTATCGCTCATTCCGAAACAGGCCATTCGCATGTAATCAAGGAACGGCCTGATATCAAACAGTTCTCAGGTATGGATATGTTCCAGGGTTTCCTGGAGATCGGTTCAGATGAGCTAACTGAATTGATCCACCTTCGTTCTCATCATACACACCGGGCCCAGCCTATTCTTCCTGGCGCCTATCTCATTCAGCGACAAGGTCGTCCGACACCGGAAGGTTGGAAGCGAGCTGTAGACTAATAGTGTACTCATGGGTAGGAGGCATATGCCTCCTACCCATACTCTTTTATTTTTGTAAACTTTGTTAATATCACAAATACAACTATCAGATGATCAGTGTAAATCAGATGCATCGAATCACTATATTACTGATATGAAATAAGGAGATTTGTATGCGTAGACAAGACTACCTCAATAGAGCTCAAGTTATCCTCGATGAGGCGCAGAGGCGCATAGATGAAGAAATTCATCCATGTAATAAGTGTAAATTTTATAAACATGGTAGTCGGACGTTGCTGATAGATAGCGAGTGTACTCACCCAATCGTACAAGTACTCATTAATAATACTACCAATGGTAGTGCCAAACGAGATTTACAAAGATGTGATACACAAAGGTCGACTCATAGCACGTGGGGATCAACTGTATGCGGTCCAGATGGTGAGCTATTCGAAATGGAAACTAGATCGATATTTCGTCAATTTATAGATTGGATGTTTAAATGAGTAATATCGTAAGTTATGATAAATATCATACTCTAAAAAATTATGGGTACTCCATTGATGCCAATGGCGAATGTCCTTATTGGTTGACCAAAGAATATACCCCCAATATCGTATACGATAGCGAAAATGAACATGGATTCGTTGTCGGGTGGCCTAACGACTGGTCTCTTGTGCGAGTGATCAGACTACCCTACGATCACACTTGGTATACGTATGATTTGTTCGTGGCTAAGTATTGTGAGATTCTTATCTACTGGCCTGGATTTGGTGTAGTATCAGATGACTGGGATGGCGAAGAAGTCCTACTCCGAAATGGTTCATACGCGACAGCATCTCGCTGGGATCATCTAGGTAAGCCAGATGATGTAATCGGATTACGCTTCAAACCAGAAGTGGAGCTCACTCCGATGAATGAGACCTCAACTATCGCTGAGACGTTTAAATTGACCTCTGAGGATATGAGTAAACTTAACGATATCATTAAAAGTGAATCCTCGGATGATTTCAAATATGCGATCGCTGAGCTATTGGTACATAGGCGAATCCTGGTAAATACTTTTAAGAGGATCCTCAGACTAAATGATGAGTATGATGTACGACTCATAAAAAGTATGGCTTATTTCGATCTACATATAGTAGGAGAATCTTTATGAGTAATATCAAACACATAGTCCTTATGAAACATAGATCTACTCCATTGGATCGCAAATTGCGAGATATACTGGATAATCGAGATAAAGTACTAACAGATTTTATTAAGACATATGAGTCATCTAGTGTACATGTACCTAAACGATTATCTTATAACTTTAGTTCTACTAACACTGGTCCGACTAGTGTGGGTATTACTGACATCAGAGTGAGTTATACCCTACCGATTCTCGAGTATCCTATTCTTCAGGATGAGTTGGAGATATATGATTTCTTCTTTGATGTCTACATAAAGTATAGAAATCTACTACTATCTAAGATAGCTGATGAGATAGAACATCGAAGAGTCTCTGTTTGGCGACGCCCTGATGACGTAGTGAACACGATAATTATGTTACTACATCACATGGTATTTCGTATGTCAGAAGGTACGCTCACTAGATCAGAGCTAAGTGAGCTACATCTACTATACCGAGATCATCTGGGATCAGCGCCCCCGCCAGCTTATGCATACAACGCATTAATGATTCTGTGGTCACACCTACGGGATAATAACCCACTGTGGCTGAGTACAATAGTGAATTCGTCAGTAGTGGGTAGTTGGTATAATTATGTATACAATGAGAAAGGGTATCGTAATACTCCTAGACCATCACAAATATAGTACGATATTAGGAAAGATAGGATATGAACTTATGACAACCGTTAATCAAAATGACTCTTCTGAACACTGCAAGATCACGAATCAATCTTCGTATGGTAGAATGGGTGCGGATGTATTTCTTCAGTTACCCAAAACACTACCTTACAATGATTTTCCAATTGATCGAGAACTGGCCGAGCTGTCTCTTACTTATCTAGAAAATATAGATGATACAGAATCTGGAGAATGTATCATAATTGATAGTTTGACTGAATATCAAGAATATATGCAGAGTGGTTTGAATTATAGCGGTAGAGGGTTGCTACAACAAACTGGAGCCGAACGACATCTACCGAGATTAATAAAATTATAGCTACTCGCAGTAAAAATAGAGCTAAAAATAAAAGAGCTCGAAAGGCTAGGCGATGCAAGTCTTAAACACTCATCATGTCGGCGGGGTAGATCATCTACCTCCAAATAGTGTGTATGTGGGTAGACCCAGCCCTTATGGGAATGAATACAGTTCTAAGAGTGGTAAGTACTCTAAAGAAGAATCTGTGGCTATGCACCGCATATCTCTCTATAAACGACTGATCGAAGATAAGTCTTATTTTGACACATTGAAAAATGGACTACTGGGTAAAGATCTAGCATGTTGGTGCAAACATCCCAAGAGATTCTTTCCATGCCATGCCGATAACTACGTCCATCTATTCTTACCTGAGTTTATCACTAGGCCGTATAATAAGAGTGTCCTCTACTATTTAGTAGAAGATCTTAAACACACTCTTAAAATACTCAGTACCAAACTAATGGTAGAAGTATCCGATGACTATTGGGTGAGACTCTATGCTAGCTCACAGGACATCAAAATCGATCTAGGTGAAGTACTACGTGAATACAAAGAGGAAAAGATAGAAGCTTATCCATTATGTATCATGCTAGCATTTATCCTAGTGGATTTAGAAGCCTGTGAGAATGAAACTGATCCTGATATATTAGACTATCGCTTACTACATGTAGAATGGAATGTATATCGTAATACTACCGAGACAGATGATAGAGCCAATGAGCCTATCCATCCAGCCGTAACTATTAAGAAGCCTAAGAAATTACCTAAAGTATCGGATGAATCATGAGAGGTGCGTGAGCACCTCTCATGTCTAAAAAGATCATCTTTTAATTACTAATCATGTTAGGGAGCTTTGTATCTGACACTATCAAAATGGAGTGTCTAAACAGGAGTAATGTGACATGATTAATACCACTCGTTTGTTTTTAGATTGCCAGAAAGTCATAGATGGCTATACCGCCACAGGTGATACTGAGTCGGTAGAGATATTCACCAGAATCAGAGATCAGATAGCTCAAGTCACACATGAAAACATCAGACTGAAAGCTATCCATAACTCTCCTGTGTATCCAGAAATGTTACTGTATAAGACTAGATCAGAAAAATATGAAAAAAGAATAACTGCTTTAGAAAATATCACTAACCAATTCATCAGCACATTCGCCGATCACACTGAGGATCCTGAGATCAATGACCTTATTACTTTGGCCAGTGAATTGGTAGGACTACCTAATTAGGAGACAATTATGTTTCGTATTCTTTATAGAGTGGTACTCTTTACTCTAATTTGTCTTGTAGGGGCCATCACAGCCTGTTCGATGGGTTATGTGATAGTGGGTATAGTACTGTGGATGTTTGTAGCTGCAGGCGTCTTAGACACTATCTCTACCTATATGAAGAACCAGGATTAATAACCCCCAGCTAGATACTAGAACAAAAGGTACCAAGTAGATGATACATGACGAAATACGGAACTTAACAAATACAATCACGACTACATTGGGTAAATCCACTCCAGAAGAATTCAAAGCGCATATAACCGCTAAGAACAATCTACATGCATTACTCATGAATAATGCTTCTAAGATAGCTGATCTATTCGAAAAAGAAGATACTGTCGCAAAGCCAGTAAATACCTGGCGCGAAGCTGTGATAGGCGAGCTATGCGTATGGAATTGTCTACCGGACAATGTAGTGGATGATCCACAGGCTGCATTACAGTTACTACTGAAATTAGAGCGTGAGATGGCTTTAGATCCTAAAGTATCTGAGGATGCTGATACGCTACTCAATAGAGGGCACACAGAAGGTGCTCAGGCCATGAAGATTAAAGCTGGAGTAGTAATCCTCCAGACAGATAGTAAGCCTCTTAATAACCGAGGCGCCGCCGCTATGGACATATCCAGAATAAATGTCGCTGAAGTAGTTGACAAGCTAAAGGGACAGGTGTTCTCATATGAAATATAAAATATATCATTCAGTATTAGTCGGCTATCTAGTATTCAGCATAGCCTTACTTTGCGGCATTCCTGTCTGGAATCATGGGTTTGCATTAAGTAATCCAGATGCCAGTGATTTAGGGGCTATGGTAACTATACTTAACTACATCACATTGGATATGATCGAATCGTATCTTTCTTCTAAAGAACCGAAAAAAGAAGTCATCCCCACAGAACAGACTAGATCGACCGACTATGTGACTTTACTAAATAGACTAGAAAACAGTGATGATGAAAAAATCAACACATTACTCACTGATTGGTTTTATTTCATAGCAGGTTATCCCAATCGGGGATCCTCCATATTACCAGATGGTAGGTCGTGGTCTCAGGTCAATGGTTGTTTCACTAAGCTCATCACTGAGGGGAGCTATGTTAGTGCTGTATTACTCATGCTACCTGACGAGTATGAAGTAAAGTTAGAGGTGAATCCAGACGATCCTTCTGATAGAAAATTTTATCTCAAAAACAAGATTAATGGTGAGATAATCAATAGTGATATCGAATCAGGATCACTGTCACTTGCAGAATGTATCTTAAAGATAAAGGGGGCTTAGTATGACTAAAAATACAACCGAAGAAGAAGCTCCAGAATATGCGATTGGATTACTCACTGAGGAAGCTGGTGAGATTAATCAGATGGTCGGCAAATGGATTAGGTTTGGTCCTGATCACGCTCGCGCAAAAGACGGACTCACTTCTCGCAAAGGATTGTCTCTAGAAGTTGGCGATATCTTAGCTGCTATCGAGTATGGTCTATCTGCTGGGATACTGGATAAGGACATCGTCGCTACTCAGCATGTAGCTAAGCTTACTAAGCTACTGGATGAGAATTCCAAGGATGACCAAGGTAATAGACTAGCTCCACCAGTCAATCTACTGAGATACCAACCAACTCACGATACTGAAACACTCATGTATCTGAGTAAGTGGGTAGAACGTGGTTTATTCGATTCTCGGGTGACTCCTACAGAAGCAATGTCTGTGATCGCTTACTATCCCAGTATGCCTTGGAAGACAGGGGTTTGGGATGTAAATCACAAACCATATGCCGAAGAGTTCTATACGAAGTTTCCGAAAGCTAGACCTAAGGATTAGTATTATGATCATTGAACTGTTAGGTTTACTACTCGTACTACTGATACTACCTGTAGTGGTAGTATGTATAGTGATCTTCTATCTCGTGTTGGTGGGGGTATACATTATACTAACCCCTGTGTTCTGGATCGTGGATAGGATCTATTGTAATGATTGATTATTTGGACATAAGTGTTGACTTAGAGACGTGGGGTAAGCGAGCCGGATTTGATCTGCGATCTATAGGCGCTGCTCCCTTCGATATAAATGGTATTGTGGACTATAGCGCAGACGATTACTTCTATACCGCGGTAGACAATCCGATCGTCAATGAAGAAACTCAAGAACGTATGTGGGCGCTCAAGCGTGATCCAGAAACTGTACAGTGGTGGTCAGAACAATCACAAGAAGCTAGAGCTGCATTTATTAATCCAGTGAGATTAGATGTAGGTCTACAACTATTTGTGGATTGGTTAGATAAACTAGTTAAAATTCATAATAGACCTATACGAATGTGGGCGCACGGAGCCGCTTTTGACCCACCTATCCTCGCGGAAGCCTTTGAGGTAGTCTTAGGATATACTCCATGGTTCTACAGAGCCCCTAGAGACACTAGGACCGCATTCGACTTTGCAGACATCGATGATCATACTGGACTACTCAAACGATTTAATGCTGGTGTACAACATCATGCGCTTTATGATGCAATTACGCAAGCTAGAGCCATTACCTATTCGTATAGTATCCGAAAGAGAGTCATATGACAGATAAACCAACATGTAATATTTTAGGTAGTACTATTAATCCTGGCATGAGTCCTGAGCTAGTGGAGCTACTAGAAAAAGCTAGACACATTAAGATTACTCCCACTATGCGTTTTGATCAGAAAGTATCATTCGTATCATCTGGACTATCTGACTATTCGCCAGAGAAAAAAGCTGAATTACGAAAACGCTTAGTAGAAGAAGCCTCAGTGCCTCAAGAATTACTGGATGAAGCAGTAGCTAAGTATAAACTATCTCTCATAAACCGACTCGAGAAAATTAAAGATAGTTATGATAGTACCCCAGGGATGTCTTCTACATATGCATCAACTACTATCTCCAAAGTAATTGAGTCGATAAAAGATGACTCGCTTTAACACTGGTCCTATACTACCATGGCAAGAATATCCAGGACAGATACCATCGAGTATGAAACTACTTACTAGACTATATAGATCCGGTCAGTACGGATTACCTGTGGGTGCTGGTTCTAGACATCTAGGTGGTATCAAATTAGATGTAGCACATAAGCTAGTCCGTAATGGACTAGCTTATGTCTCTAGAAACAATAAAGGCGAGATAGTTAGAATCTATCCCTGTCAGTATTCATTTAATTTTTATAATTTAAGGCACTGACAATCTTGGTCGATCAGATACGATCTATGATACCAATTTCGGAAATTTAAATCGCTATATTACTTTCATGAAGAATGATCTTCAATTTATAGGTATACAGGATATTAGATCATGCTTATCAAAGTTAAGAATCCCGAAGTCTACAAAGCTCGAATCGACCATTATCTCAGTATGGGATTTGAGCCATGCATGGCTAGACTAAAAGCTTTTAAGGATAGCCAGAGCTCATAGGAGTTTGATTATGTCTGAGACATCTCCGCCCATCAAATCCGCAACGGAACATGAAAAATGCGACTGCGGTAATAACCTCCGCACTCGATGGGAGAAGTTTAGTACTACGTGCTCGAAGTGTTCGCCTATCGACAGGCCTCCTTCGAAAGACAAATACAGTAATCTATTTGACTACTGATATATCATTAATGAAGAGATTGTCATGACTAGATCAGTTCCTACAAAATACTTCCGGGAAAAGAAAAGTCCTCGTGGTGAATTCCCATTCCAAGACTACCACTGCTATGGAGGTTTTGGTAGTGATGGGGTATACCGTTACCAACTCGTCCATAAGGACACTTATGAAAAGCTCTACCTCAGTCGAGCTCGATACAACATGTGTGTCCATCTCAAACGTATCCTCACTAAGGATGAGCGAGTAGAGAAGATCGATGGCCCTAGTGATGAACTGGATAATCTAAAACTCATCACACCTCAGATCAGAGCAGAGATACAGAAGGCTAACTTAACTAAACACTGTGTCATCTGCGATAGTGAATTCGTAGCGATCCGCGATCGTACTAAGACATGTTCACTAGAGTGTAAGAACGCGCTCAAGCGTCAATCGATGACAGGAACTACTGCGGCTACACTAGCGGCCAAATGCGTCGAGTGCGGTAGTCGATTTATAGCTCAGTCGCCTAGAGCTATCACATGTAGTGATCGGTGTCGTTATACTAGAAAGAGGAAACTTGGCGGCCATATGGCTAGCGATGGTAGTTATATCTCCAAACCTAGTACCAATCGTGTGCGTAAACCTAAAGTCATAAAACCAAAAGAGACGTTTCGTAATAAATGTGAAATTTGTGAACATTATTTCACCGCTAAAACCCCTGAGCAGGACGTATGCTTCAGCCATCATTGTCAAACTGTATTAGTAGAACTAGGGAACTTGGATATATGACATATGAGTCGGAGAGTATGGATTATCTGGAGATCCTCAGGATAGATTTAGCTGCTTCTAGGATAAGAGCTAATCGAGGAGATCTGGATAACAACATCCCGATGGGTGTGCAGATCACCGAGGACGACATCAAAGCAGCTATACTCGAGTTCTACGGCAATGAACCTGAGTATGCGCCATGGATGATCAATGTACTACTCAGGATATATAAGACATCCAAAGAAGAACATGATTCAGTCTCACAGATGATGACTGAAGTTTTCACACCATTATTTCCTAATTTAGGGAGGTTTATATGACGGATGTCAAAACTAACAGAATGATATATCGTGGATATGACGTATGGTCGGATTCGTCAAATACTGTGCGCGTAAAGCGTGTCGAAGTGGGTGGTAACAACCACTATGATGTCTCCGAATATAATAGTTCTGGAGGCTTAATTAATCGCTGGGGTCACTGGTCCAATCCGAAACCAGCGCTCCATCTCGCAGATATATTAGTAGAACTGACCGCACTGCGAAGGGATCATGAATACCTAAAGCAGATATGCGGTATTGTAGATAATCCTACGGGAATGGTCGGTAAAGCTCTTTCGGAAAATACTCTAGTACTGACCCCATCCGGGCCCAAACGACTGGTTGATCTTAAACCTGGAGATACAGTGTTGGAACGACCGGGATCGCCCTCTCTCACTACTGCCGAGTTTTCGGAGAAGTCTGATGACTTCTTTGTTCGACCTATCTAATAACTAATCTCATCCCAGTGAATCGATATATTATTCACTGATCAAACTAAGAAAGGTAGAAATATGTTATTCTGGATATTCATCACGTGGGTGCTCGTATCGATCCCCGCCGGTATCATTGTGGGTAAAACTATCAAACATTTAAATAATTGATAGGACCCCCGTGTACGACATTTTGTACTATATCGTGATCGTACTACTAGTACTATTCTCGATTCTCAGTGTAACGTTCTGCATCGCTCTTTATAAAATTTGGAAATGGATGAGCTAGCGAATTACCGCTAGCTCATATCCAAATATACACTCTTTTGTAAATAGGTATTTATGAAAATAATTCTCAATCGAAATCATCATTTCACCCACAATTCTCGCTACCGAGTGAGTAAATTCATTCATGATCACATGCGTGCGCTTGCATTAGCTATCGTACTCTTGTTGAGCATGATCTTTCTTTTCGAAGGGGATCATAAAGCTAAGGGTGCTGTGGGATTCCATCTCAATCCTACACAGAAACATGAGCAGGAGCCTGTGAATCCTAAGCTCTTGGGAAATTATACCATGCTGGTAGACATGTCGTCTATCAGGGGTAGCACCAAACATCCCTCGAAGAAGATTGGTCATGCCTATGCTCATCTGGCTGGTATCAAACCAGTGGGACTGCGTCCATCGTTTGTCCCACAGAGTCATCAGATCAACTGGGCAGTGACTCTGGCCGAGGCATGGGATCGCAAGCTGGCCCGACCCAATGTTAGTCCTGCGGCGCGTAAATGGGCTGGTAAGATCGTCGCTAAGTACAGTGATAGTAAACGCGATACGAAATCAGCTGAGCAATATATTGCTCAGGTAGACAATATCGTCAAGCAGACTCATAATGAAATTAATTATGGAGCGCTATGTACTACATTTAAGATCACTGAGTGTACTGCACTCTATACCACCATGGGACGGATTCGTGGTCGCAGTATCGCGGCCTATGGACTCAGCGAGAATTTTCCAAGTGATGATGGACAATTCAACTATCGCATGTTCGATATGATTCTCCAAAATGCGGGAGAAAATTATCTTCATTCCATCCCATCACAGGGTGATGATCTCTTGTCAACTGGACTGTTTCAATTCACAAGTCTAGCCATCAGGCGCGATAATTCTGGTAAATTGGGTGGGGCCAATATCGTTGATAACTTCGCTGGTAGGCGTCTACCTGGATCGGTTGTCAGACTGAGTACTCGGCAGGCTCACAAAGCAGCATTCGAATTGGCGACTTACAACATCGCTATGACCATGCGTGGACTCAATCACGTGGAAGCTGATAGACTGGCTCACAAATGCCCTGTGAGTGGTCTTACCGAAGTAATCGCAATCGGCCATCATCAACCGGCTCCCACATGGGTGGCGGCTCGTAGGTGGGTTAAGAGTGGATGTAATAAGCCTCTCCAAAGCTTCTTGAATCCACATCTCAAAATTTACGCTCACAAGTCCGCAAGTAACTACACCGCTCTGGTTAACAACACATCTATCTGAAGGTTCAGATTATGAAAAACAAAACTCTCAAATTCATCCTCATTGTGATCCCAGCTCTTATCGTGGGTATCTTTGTGGGGTATGAATCTTTCAAAGTAGTCTCAGGAGTGGCCAAGATGATCACTCCTACTTTCGACACCAAATCATCCGACCCCATCGCCAATGCGGTACTATCTATCTCGCACAAACAGAAAATAGTCGTCACTGACGTCAACATCCGAGCTGAGACTAAGTCTCAGCTCGCCTCCGATGTATGGGATGCTGCTGTAACGAGCTATACTACTGCCCGCGTTCAGATCTGGTTCGACCTTAGTAAGTTTAACCAATCGATGATCATCCGTGATGGTAAACACATTACCATCAGCATCCCTCATTCAGCGATCGAGAGTGAAGTAATCGTCACCGAAGAAAAACACACTCCCAATGGGAGCTGGTTGTTCTCGATGCGTCCTTCTGAAGCTACCAAACTCGAAGATGTAAATCACACTCAGCTGACTAAGCAGCTCAATGATGACAAATCTAATTACATCACAGATGGGCATGTGCTGGTGGAATCTCGTGTCAAGGATATATTCGAAACTATCCTCAATGATCCGAGCTACACAGTAGTCGTAAACCACCAAGATTAATTTCCCTCATATGAAGCATGGTAGGGGATCACTCCCCTACCATCGATACGGAGATCACATATGACGCATCAAGACATTCTGATACTAACCCTTGCAGTTCTCGAATTCATCACTGGTTTTATGACATGTAAGCTCATGTACCGAAAGCGTGATAAACAAAAGAACATGACTACTCGGGTGAAACATTATTCGCCAGAGCAGGAACGACTCCACAATGAGCGCATGTTGATGCGCGCTAATGACCTAACACACTACTAAGGATATCTGATCATGGCAAAACGGGTCAGAATCGTTAAAGGTCAACGGTGGCAATCTCGAACTGAGGATAAATCAGTTACTGTGGATGACGTCATGAGTAGCCGAGTCCATTTCCGAAAGGACTCTACTATCAACACAATAGAGCAACTCAATATTTCTATATTCGTATCTATGTACGAATACTTACCTCACACATAAATAGGTGATTTATGCAAATCAGTTTCAGGAATATTCTCTTGGTGTCTTGCGCCGCTATTTCCGTAGTGACGATCGGACCACTAGTCACTGTGTTTGTGATGGGTAGTATCATCGCGGTCTACGTGATGGTGCCCAGCCGCACTGTGAAATGGTGTTGTGCTGGACTAGCAGCATCTATCGTGGGACTACCAGCTCTGATGCTTTCTGGGGTCATCTGGGGAACTCTTAAAGCGCTGGAACGTCCTAAGGCTGTACCAGCGCCAGCTCCCACTCCGACTCATCGAGCTCGTGGTAACGGGGTGATCATCGAGGCCGAATGGGTAGAAATCAGGTAACGAGATGGGGGCATGTGCCCCCATCCCTTATCTACTTTATTTTTTCTTTTTTTACATAAAACCATAATACGATTATCATTCCTGATAGGAAGAAAGGTAAGTAATGTGACTGAGCAGCCTACTGAAACAAAGACTATCGTCGATTCCAAACTATTCGAGTTAGCTAGTACTACTCGACTACTAGAACATCTCACTCCCAACTTTGACACACTACTTAAGACGGAAGTGTTCTTGGATAACGAATATCCTAGGACTACTGAAGATAGCGATGATACTCGTATCTTCATGGTCTATACTTCAGCTAAAGGTAATCCTATCTTCACGCTCATGCGAGATAAGACGAGACTAGCTTCTACCTTCGATGTCGATAGCCAGCTAGCTGCTTATCAGGAGGCTGTCTTTGATCCAGAGACCCTACCTACCGCTGACCCAGTAGAACTCATCAATGGTACGCTCATAGCGTCTCTGGAGTATCTCTCACTGGTAGTCTTGGGTATCGAAGAAGAAGGTGGTGACAATCTCACCATCGCTAAACATCTCATCCCAGCCATCACATCGATTGTGTTTAATGATCCACTTGATGTCTTTATGAATGTGAGTGAAGTGGTTAATCAGGACACTGGTGAATCATATCCTCATCTCACTGCTGTATGGGCCGTTAAATCCAGGCCAGTCACTGAAGTGTCAGATGAATCCTGAAGATGCTAAAGTAGGTCTAGTAGTATCGGCTATAGCAGTAGGAGCATATGTTCTAGGATGGTTAATTAGTAGTGTCTGTAAAACCGTTATTACAAAGACTATTCATAATAACAATGTCGCTGATCTTACTGAACAAGGTTATGAGATATCAAAAGGCGAATGTCAGGGCAAAGAATACTTTGACGTGGGGATATTAAAACCAGTCAATGCGCACAGAAGAGTGGGATATCTCAATCCAGACGGGAAACAATTGGATAGTCCTTTTTACTTTTCCAATATAGAAGATGCTCGACGAGCTGTTTGGTGCGCTAGAAAACAAAAACTTAAAACGTGAGTGATAAGGATAGGGGGCGTATGCCCCCTATCACATCTGTGATTATAATGCGTGATAAATGAGTTTACTAATCGTCCTAGGATCATATCGTAAAGCGCCAGTCAGTCTGCGCAGACAGTCGTCATACTGCTCCGCCTTTTGAGTATAGTCGTTTACGATATCCTTGATGACGCCGATCTCTAGTCCAGCTACGACTTCAGTCTCATCGATAGGTACCCGTAACTTAGTAGCGATATAGCGCTGTGTCGCACATAGACATAATCTACGTAGTGCTAGAATACCAGACTGATTCATATTTAGGAATTCAGAATCATACTCTAACATTACGCTCACAGCGACAGCGCTGACTATCTGTCTAGGATAGAACCTAATGATGTTTGTGCCCTCTAGTGTAACTTGAGGGGTGAGATAGGTCTGACTCATCGAATGCGTATTAAGCATCTGAGATAGCATCCCAGTGGCGTTATTACCGAATGATCCATCGAAGCCAGTACCTGGTGAGTTTATACCTACAGATGGTACTATTCCGATCACGGATGAGATGTTTCTACCTTCTCTAGCTTCAGGAGGTACCTTGTAGAATGATCCCTGGATACCAGTACCTACTAGGTCATATTGATTCTCGTCGTCCAGCTGCATTTCCCAGTTAGAGTTGATAAAGATATCGCGTCGTTTACCACCCACTAGGTTAGTATCTAAGAGGATGGGTCCTTCGATGATCTCTGAGATAATACGTTGTTCTACAGTGGTATTGTATTTATTTGGTTGGAAGCTGAGCTCCAAAATTTCTCTAGGTACGCTAGATTTTATAAATGAGATAATGTAAGACATAGTCGATTGAGGCATGTTAAAAGCCTTTCTAAATACAGAGTTCAATTGATCATACGATTGGATAGGGGTGCTTCGATCATTAAAATCGAAACCCTATATTACTAGTTCGAATTAACGATATGAGGATTTCAACATGGTAGATATGGTTGAAACTAAATTTAAATTACAAAACACAATCAATCCTAATAAGTTTATTGATTTATCTGGACTAGTAACCGGACTTAGTATGGACTATCAGCGCTCCACCAGTGAGGCTTCGCTTAATATAAGTATATACGCTAAGATACCAGATGAGTTGATTAATGTATTCAGGCATATCAATCGTGATCCGAATCCATGGGTTATTATTTCTGAAGACTTCGAACTTGGTCCAAATTGTTTTGTGCGGAAAATAGGTCCAGATTCACTGTTTGTAAAACCACTCAGTATGAATTTAATGAGTACTTTATATAGACAATGTGCTTCTTACGATACCGTGTCATTTGAGATAGCCTCATGGGATGGTATCAATCAGTCTTACAGACTACTACATGATCACATCCGAACACTGGATGGAAGTTACGACGATGATGTTCGTATAACCTCTCTTACAGATGGTAAGAGTGCAGAAATTCATCCTGATGGATCGGTGATTATTTTCACCAAAGATAAAAGTAGTTCATACCGCACCAATGTGAATGAAATTATCGAACTTTTAGCTAAGGGGATATGAGTTGCCGTTAATAGAATTAGTGACGCATGACATGTTCGTCCTCGAGAATTTGGTAGACTATTACGTAAATCCCGTAATAGTTGACATAGTTTATTTATGACCGAAGAACAACGTTGTCTAACATGTAGTAGTGAGAAGATAAGATATTCATCAGGTAGATTACGATGTCGAATATGTGAGCGCAGGTACGATCGCTTATCATACGTAAGAAACCGAGAACAGCGGCTTATAAAACGTAAAAAAGAATACGACAAAGCCGATAAATCTAGACTACTTGAGTTAAAAAGAAATTGGTACAAAAGACAGCATTACCTAAGAAATACCTGGGTGGGTATAAATAATAGGTGTTATAACCCATCTAACGAAAGTTATAATTTTTATGGTGGACGAGGTATTGCCGTACACGAACCATGGATAATGAAACGAGGTAAGACTCACGATATAAGAGACCAGAATATAGTAATACTTGATAGGTTTGTTTCGTGGGTAGAAGAGAATTTAGGAGATAGACCGGCAGCATGCTCTTTGGATCGTATAAACAACAGTGGTAATTATGAACCTGGAAATTTACGTTGGGCAACTGCTGAGCAGCAGGCCAATAACACTAGGAGAAATGTGAAATATAAGAAATCTATATCGGAATACCAATTAATTGATACTCCGACTGGAACATGTGCTATATTGAGTTTAGCAGAAAAAACAGGTATATTTACAAAAGTCTTAACTTCTAGAGCCGCTAGATTTTCAGATTACAATTATCTTGTAAACGATCCAAAAATACTCTCACGAAAACATCTCTATAAAAACAATCTATACTCCACAGATGAAATCTGTTATATAAATGGATGTTCATATGACGTGGTAAGAAGCAGATTTCGATACGGATGGACCGTTGAAGAAGTAATCGAAACTAATCTAATGCCGAGAGGCAATAATACTAATTGGAGAAATACCAATGCCTCTATTTGAGATAATAACAAGTGATATGTTTCAGTGCTCAGATGTCGTAGATTTATATATTAACCCCGTAAACACGATGTCTACCCCAGGGTCAGTGGGCCTCGCTACAGTATTCCGAGATAAAGTACCTAGTTACATTCCACAATACAAAGAGGCCTGTCGTACTAAAGAATTACGGATGGGTACTCTACAGGTCATCGAAGATACCAATCAGTCTTGGGGTATGGTGAATCTACCTGTTAAAGAACACTATGGTAATCACTCCGAACCTAGTGATATCAGTAGGAGTTTAGAAGCACTTAGAAATCTACTCAAAGAAACCACATATCGATATAGTACTATCTGTCTACCCATGTTGACAGTAGGTATGGGACCAAAAGATTATGAGATAGTTTACCCTCCCATGATAGATCATCTCAGTGACTTAGATGCGACGGTGTTTCTATCTATGCACCCTGACAAGACTGAATCTAGACCTAAATATCTGACTATTATCGGTCCCGAAGATTATGGGTTAAATAAGATCGAAACTGATAGTATCGATTGGGTAATCGATAAAGCTATGGAGTCTTGGGGGACTAGTCTATCAGACTACACTGGAATCATCTCAGGAGGTCATACCGGAGTCGATCGGTATATCGGCGGTAATGATTACCTAAAAGATATCGAAGCCACGTACGTCTATCGTAAGACGAATAAACCATGCTTAGTAATTAAACCTAATGAAATCAGAAATGGCTCTAGAGCTAATGTCACACATGGTGAGTTACTCTGTGAAATCGCTAGCGACATCATTATGTTTAAACCGAACAATCACAATAACAATCGCATGACCGCAATGCAGCTGTATATCGAAGAGCAAAAAGAAAAGAGAGAGGCGCTGGGACTACCTCCTAGACGAGTAGCTATCTTCGGTGATAAATCCACCAGTCTGTATAACACTAATATCAAGATATCTGTAAGGGAATAATGACTATGTCGATTCCTAATTATAGCTTAGTGATTATTAAACACTTATCGATAGGTAGAGGACATGGACCATTTATCTTATCTGATATACTGCGTAAGGCTCCTGTGTCCCTCAGGATGTTTCGTCACTGGAAGATATGTGATACATCCTTAAAAGCTTTGTGTACAAATACTAGAGCATGTGATACTTACTTGAGCTACAATCTAGAATCAGATAGTGGTATGAGTCTTAGACCCAGTTGGATATGTTTGTTTACACACTTAGATAGGTCATCCGATCCACATCCTATTTTGGATGATGTATTGGGTAGATATGACGGTTATCACCCTCGATCCGCTTTTGGGATCAGGCACAACTACTGTCCTACTACCAACACTGTACACAACTGCGATACAGTGGTACATCTCACTGATCCACTCAGAAATGAATATGAAGCTAGTATTTTATTCAAAGACTTTAAGGAGGCGGATATATGACTACTCGATTATGCATAGATTGCAAATACTCAGATGCATCGCTGAAATGCAATAGACCTTTGACTGACCACATATCTCCAGTGACTGGGTCCCTAGATCAGCTAGTGAATACATGGTGTGTCAAAGAGCGTAGTAGTACTCATACATTATTCAGAACCAGAGAACGTTGTGGGCCAGATGGAATCTTCTTTGAAAAAGCAGATCATCGAATCGTATCTGAGTCCAAGCCATCGATAATTACTCATATACTAAAAAGTCTAGTATCATGAGACGCTGGTATCTTAGTAAATGGTTCTTTGTTGGATTGGCTAGCGTGGTGATGATAGTACTAGTGTATATAACCAACGCATTCAAAGAGCATTATCGATACGACATAGCTAGTATACTGGATATATTCACATATACTCTAGTATTCAGTGTGATGGCTATACTAGTCATATGGGATGATTTATAAGGAGGTCGTATGACTAGGTCATTAATTATCATGTGGTTTGTATTTAGCGCGTTCTTTGCTTTTTCAGCTATGACTGGTATGTTGTTTTTATATACTCAACCCAGTGTGTTTAAATTCACAATTGTGTCCTTAATATCTATTACATTTGGTTTTATCAGCACATATGTACTCAATAGGAAACACAGATGACCAAACGCGAAGAAGTAGTGGCGCTTATCATCAATGCTAAGTGTGTCACAAAAGAACTCATGAACGAAGCTTACTTCCAGATATATGGTGATAAGTGGACTACAAAGACCCTTATGTCTCCAGATGAGTTTACTAGTAAGTGGGATAGATATCAACATCTGTTGGCTAATCACTGTTATGAACAAGCAGCATTGTCAGTACTACCCATAAATGAATATATGGACGGTATACGTGAAAAAGTACATTTTGGTATCAGATATACCGATGATAAATATACTGTAATGATCGGGTCAGGTAGGGTAGTGGTTGCAAGCCATTCTGATCTTACTTGTGCTATTCTTCTAGGTACACTAAGTTATCTTGATGCGTCGACTATGAGACATGTATGAACCTACTAGATGATCAGATAGAGATGGATTCTTCGAGTGAGCTGATGCATCAAATAAAGCAATAGGACAATATCATCTCGACGATGACCCTGAGCTATCAGATGAAGAATATGATAGACTCATTCTAGGACTATTCATGAAATGCGCTATGCATTGACTAGGAGATAATAGATGGCTGTTGCTATAGAGTATGGATTACTGACTGGTCTTATTGCAGTAGTATTCGTTGCAGGTGCGTCCTATATGAATGATAAAAAACATGATCCCCACAAGACATCTGCCCCTACTATAAGCTCAGCTCAGCAGGTGATTAACAATTCAGTATTAGTGGATAAGATTCCAGATAATACAGTAGGCACACATTCACATGTCGCTATAGATAAAGAAACTGGGTGTAGATATATAATCATAGGTCCTGGAATCACTGTCAGGTACACTACAGATGGTAAAGTAGATTGTCCTTATGCATCCATACCAAAAGGGAGATAACATGAGTACTGAACCACAAGAAAAAGAACATGCAGTAGAAGCGCTTATCGCTACTATCAAAGGTCGTCTTTGGACAGCATATGCATATAGGCTGAATGAAGGGTATACCACTCAGGAGCTGGCTGCTGTCATCTATATGACTCCTGAGGCATTTGTAAAAGCATTGGATGTCAAACCTAACGGTCATATGGGGACTGTTGGCCTACTAGGTCATGCGTTGGGATTTGAGTTTGATCTTTCCTTGAAACCCTCGTCACCTATCGTCGATGAAGAAAAATCTACTGATACTCCGATGCAGAGCATAGACTCGATCATGGAGTCTTTACACATGCATGAACTCAACGAAGAAGTGGTTCCTGAAGACGAGACTTACGAGTATCATAAACAACGTCAAGAGTCATTTAAGATGGCCATCGAGAACCTTAAGAATATAGTCAATAAACAATAGTAGATATAATACCCTCTATAAAAAACTCAACACTGAATATGATCTTGTGAATGAGCTTTTGTAATATCTGATAAGTTTGTTCAGTCCACCAACATTAATCATCCAGTCATTCGTTAGGTGAGTACATCCACTCATCATAGAGGGATTTGAGTAGTATGGCAAGATCCAATCGTTCTGCTAATCGTATTCAGCAACGTGGAGAAGATCAGAAGATACGAGGTAAGTTTAGTAAACCTCGCGAAGGTTATGGTGAGTATCAAATTAGGAATCAGAATAATCCTAGAAACCATAAATTTCAACCTCTGACTAAAAACCAAGCTGTACTATATTCTACTATAATGGCGAACACACTGACGTTTGCTATGGGTCCTCCAGGCACTGGTAAATCCAGGTGTGCGATAGAAGCGGGCTGCGAACTACTATTATCCGGACAGATTGAACAACTTATTCTAACCACCTCGGACTTTTCACTAGAAAAGGAGTTGGGAGCCGTTCCGGGCGATGTGAATGACAAAATAGCTCCAAGAATGAGACCTATGAAACAACTTCTAGAAAAGATTCTAGGAAAGTCTCATTTAGAGAATCTAGAAAGAAATGGAAAAGTAGTATTTGAAGCACTCGGACTTATTCTTGGGTTAACATTTGATAATGCATTTGTTGTGGTGGACGAAGCTCAGACTATGACCCCTATCCAAATGAAAGCGTTGTTAACTAGAACTGGTCAGAGGACAAAGGTGGTACTAGCCGGTGACGCACTTGATCAAGCCTATATGAATGAATATAGTGGATTGGAAGACGCATTTTTACGAATGCTTCCTTATCCAGATGTCGGCCATGTTACATTTACATTAGCTGACATTGTTAGATCTGATTTTGTACGACATGTCACTGAAGCTTATCGTACTAAACCATCTAGTGCTAGTCAATATGAAGAAGCGCAAAATTAATCAATAGTAGGTAGAGGCTCACGCCTCTACCTACTCACCTATATTTTATTTTTATTCTCATATATCCGACCGTATGAAGCTTATATAGGAGTATGTCATGAATATCACAAAATGGATCAGTGAACTTTCACTAATGCTGTACAAACATATCAAACGAGGTACTGTGTACACAGTTATTGGCACTGGAGAAGTCCAAGACGCATCTGGATTGGGTATACAAGAAGGAGATAAGGCATCCATCTATTTCGGCTCTGATGGTAAGATGTGGATTAGGAAAACATCTGAATTCTTAGATGGTAGGTTTGAATCACTAGGTCAAATTACACAGAAAGAGATTAAGATTCACTACAGGATAGATTTCTTTGCTGATGATCAATGGCATCATTCGGATCATGAGTGGTATGATATCTCTGAAACTGAAGCAATTCATCGTTATAATAAGATATGTGATGAGGGAGGTAAGAATTATCAAGGCTGTAGCTACAAGCTAGTAGAGGTAGTAGAGAAGACATTGAGGATACTCATATGAGTAAATCTCCAGATCAAGTAATCGATGATATCATCAAACTCATAGAAGACATGCCGCATTTTATACAGGAACCTGATACTGTCATACCCACATATGAGGAATATGATGAGTATGGGCTACCTACTGGGTACACAGTACCTTCACGCGTAGATTCATCTAAACGACTGAGTACCAGACAGGATATCGTGGATGCCATCAACTCTTATAGGAAAACATTATGATCGATCCAATGGATAATGCTTCCATCCTTAATTGGTTAGATGAGCCTACTAAGATCAGTGTATTTGAGGGAGCTGATTGCACAGGGAAATCAACTCTAGTCAATAGAGTCATCACTGAACTCAGTAGTGATTATAACGTAGTCAAACTAAGGTTTCCAGATAATCGAGGTGATGTGGGATTACGAGATAAGATCTTATCATCGGATATGAGTATTAATCGACTAGGATCTGTATTCTTATTCCTAGCAGATTTTGCTCATGGATTCGAGACTCAGATTAAACCTTATCTCTATGATAACGACACTATATTTATATGTGATCGGCTATATCCTAGTACGTGTTTATACCAAAATGTATCACCTGTATGGCTATCTCAGGTGTTTGACCAGGAGTGTTTCAGAGAGTTTCTAAACACCATGATGAGTGTGAAGTACTTCTATCTCATTCCAGAAAATATGGATGATCATTTAATCCGTATGAACAACCGCCCAGACTCTGATAAGAACAGTTATGATCCAGAGTCTATGAGTGAAGTACAAGCTCAACTACTCAAGTATCGTAACTTTTATGAAGAACATTATACGAAGGGTCTATTAGGATCTTTTGATGCAGTGAAGATAACTGTGTGAGAAATAATTAAATTGGTATTTATTAGGTGCTCCTAGAGGATACTGAGCCGACATCGGCTCAGTATCCTCTATGTAAATAAACAATATTAATTTAATAGCGAATAAAAAATTACTATGTATTATTAATGCTGAATAGTACTTGTGGAGACAGAATGATGACCAGCTACCGTATCATCCAAGACGACCAGCCCGTAGCATGGGCGGGTATCCTGCGCGAGGTCATACATTATGTCGCAGTTTACGCGCAGGATTGGGCTTTATACTATACGTCGATGTATACGAATTTGCACATCCTGGCCACGCAGGCCCAAATATGCGTGACCATGCGGCTATCCGTGAATGGCTATTTTTCTCGCCGCAAGAAGATCGACAAGATGTTCACCACGACAAACTTCGCCGCCTTGCTGGCGATTTTTAGGAATATCGACGTGTAAAGTGGGGCCAGTTGTTACGCTGGCCCCAAGGCAATACCGGGGTTTAGCCCGGCGGGCGCAATCACCCAGACCAATTACCC